CAAGAGATATACACCAAGACGGTGTAGCTGTAATGTATAATCAAAATCTAAAAGAAAGTGATTATATTGATTTTATGAAAAGATTTGGTGAATGTGAATCACCAGATTTGTTTATGAATCCAAAAGAACATCCAGAAATCTTTTTAGTCACAGGTAAAAAAATTGACGGTAAGAAAATTGGCATGTTTGGTGATACGGAGTTAGGCTGGCATTCAAATGGTAATTCAAGACATTTAATTGACAAGATATTGATTGGTTTATATTGTGTTAAAGAAGACATTAATACCACATTAAGTGTATGTAATACTTCTAAACCTTTTTATGATATGTCTAAAGATGAACAAGAGTATTATCGTTCTATTACAATCAGATTAAAATTTAAAAACAATACAATATATGACTTAGAAGAGGGTGACCCCGAGTTAGAATTTATGAGTAAGAATAAAGGTAGTATTCGTAAGTTGGTAGATGTACACCCACATAACATGTCAGAATATTTTTACTTTCCATACCACTTTATTTGTAAAGCATGGGAAGGCAAAAAACAAATTGACCATGAAGAGTTAATCAGTAAATTAAAACCAAAGATATTTAAATCACAGTATCAATATCACCACATATTCAAAGAGGGAGATTTACTTCTCATGGACCAATTTACAAGTTTACACCGTAGAACACCTGTTATGGATAACAATCGTTTACTATGGCGAATAGCATCGGATTTTAACAATGTTTACAAGTAAAGAAGTACCTTGGCCAAAGATAGGCACCATGACCGGTGAAATACCTATGAAAAGAAGATATGCATTAAGAGATATGTCTTATCTTGACACACTAGAGGCTAGACCTATTTTTGAAAAACAAGCCGATATTATTATTAAAAACAATTACAAAGGTATTGTTGATATAGGTTGCCGGCATGGACCTGTAAATGATTTTCTACATGAAAAGTCTTATAAAGATTATCAGTATTATGGTTTTGACACCTCACCTGAACCTATAGAATATGCACAAAAACGGTGGCCAAACTATCAATACGAAGTTAGAGATTGGGCAACATTAAAAGATGTTAACTTCAAAGTAGATTGTATAATTTTTAGTGGTGTTTTATTGTATGAAAAAGACCATTATAAAATGTTCACAAACATAATGAAATTTTATGATTGCAAAAATGCGATTATACAAGAGCCATATCACGAACAAACATATTATGAAGAAAAATTAAAATTAAAATCAATCACAAATGATATGCAACAATATAATTTTAAAGAAAAGACTATTGTAGAGGCAGAAATATTTTGTGGTAAAAGATTGGTAGGTGAAGTATCATATGAATAAGATTGTCGCAGTAAATTTTAGTAATGCTTCTAACTCTATGCAAGGTAGAGGTTTAAAACTTTTAGATAAATTTATTCCATTTTACAAAGTTATTAATTTAAGAGATTTTTGTATACCTGTATTAGATAGTAACATGGCTGATGGTAATGTACCTGATAGTGTAATAGAGTTTGACAAGGCATTAATTGACGCAGACGCTTATGTTTTTTGTGTTGCTGAATTCATGGGTGGATATTGTGGACAATTTAAGAATGCTATGGATTGGTTAGTTGTAAAAACAAACTATGATAAAGATTTAAATATACCTTATAGTATCAGTCATAAACCAATGTTTAGTGTTACATTTTCACCTAGTAATAAAAATGGTGGTAGACATGCAAATATGATGAAAGACTTATTAAAAAATTTTCAAGTTGTAAACCACGGCCATATTGTATTTAATCGTGGTTGGGAAAAATGTGTTCCAGGCAACTATGAATGGGTAAAAGAAGACGCTGAAAATATGAATAAAGTATTATCAGAACCTTATGAAAAGAAAAACAAAATTACTGAACATACAGATGTAAGAACAATATGTAAATGGATTCATTTGTATGAAGAGTGGGATAAAAAATGGCAAGATATAGAATAGTAAAGAATATAGATGAAAAATTGCCTGGTGATGATATACAAAAATATATTGACAGAGAAAATCCAGAAAATCCTGAACACAATAAGGTAAATTATAATAATCATTATAATGGTTATAAAGGTGTTGTATGGACACCATTAGATGTGCCTTATGTAAACTTAGATTTAGATTTAATGTGGAAAAGATGGACAACTATCAATGATAAAAAACATGTGTGGTTTGACAAAGATAAATCTGATATTAATAGTTCAAGACATAGCACATATATTAATCACGATTACAGAGCATTAATGTTGTTTACAAATGGTGCATATTATGGAGATGTTAAAGGTGAGTGGTGTGACTTTGTACATGATGAGTTTCCAGATGTAGTAAAATTTATTGATTCAATGCCCTATGATAATGTTAGGTGGTTGGCATTTGTGGGTAGAGATACACACGGTGTTGGTCCCCATTATGATGAATACGATAAGGCGAGAGAAGATTTAAAATACCAAGAACCTAGTCAAGTTAGAGTTAGGTGGAGTAAAGTTACTGATTGGGAAAAAGAACATTTATATTTTACAAAAGACCATGCTCAAACAAGAATATATCCCATGTTACCACCAGAAACAAATGCTATGGCATATGACGGTACAGTACATGAACATGGAGCAGACGCAGGTTACCACCCTACAAAAAGAATTCAATTAATGCCAATGGGCACTTTAAATATTCCTAAATGGCATGATTTGTTAGAACGAAGTATAGAAAAATATAAGGATTATGTAATAACAAAAGATGATTTTACAAAATAAAAAATTAGAATCAATAGACCCTATTGACGCAAACAAAATGGTTGCTGAACATGGTTATTTGGTGATTGAAAATAGTGGTGCAAGTCCCGAAGAATTTGCAGAATGGAATCTTGCATTTGGTTATCATATAAGTCCTGATATTTGGTGTACCGATAAGAAACATAGTGAATACTTTTGGCGTGTAACAAATGAAAAGATAGACGGAGAAAATCAAGGTCTATTTGCAGATGATGAATTGGATTGGCACAGTAATTTGGTACCTCATGCTGACGCTCAAGAAGTTATAGGTTTGTATGGTAAAACAATAACATATGATACTGAAACATGGATATGTACTAGTATTCCTTATATGGAAAAATTAAGTGCAACAACTAAAGAGTTATATAAAAGTTTATACACTAAATTAAATCATTCAGGTGGTATTCCTATAAATCAACCATGGAGACCTGATTGGGATAAAAAATATACTGATACAGTTTTAAACGGTATAAAACAAAATAGAAATAAAAGTAGAGCTGATTTAGTTGATAAAAGATTTAAAGAGTGGCGAGGTGTATTAGATAAACATAGACTAGTACCAAATCATCCTTTAGGTATCGAAGGTATATTTTTTCAACCTTATGAAATTACAGAATTTGTAGGTTTGTTAAACTTTTCTCACAAAGAATTATATAATGAAATATATAAGGACTTTATAACTGACAAGTACACTTATAAACATAAATGGAAACCTGGTGATATTTTATTAATGGACCAGTTAACAACCATTCATAGACGGCCTACGATTGCAAAAGACCAAACTAGAGAATTATTGAGGTCAGCATGTTGGTATAAAAATAGGAATCATTTTGAATATGTCTTGTAAAATTTCAGCATTTAGTTTTAGTAATAACTTAGATAGTATGAATAGTAAAGGTCTTCTAATGATGAATGACCATATTAAATTTCATGTATGTAAATCTATGTGTGATTATAATATGAAACTGATTGATACAAATGATGTTGATGGTAAAGTTGATGATGGTATAAATCAATTTGATAAAGATTTGCATGACACAGATGTTTTTGTTTTTGCTGTTCCTGAACATACAGGTCATTATTCAGCAGTTTTTAAAAATGCGTTAGATTGGTTAGTTGTAAAATCTAATATGAATAATAATCTAGGAACATCATACGGATTTTCACATAAACCTATAATACTAATTACATTTACACCATCAAAAAAGGCTGGTAATAGACACTTTGACATGACTAAACACTTATTAGAAAAAATGGGTGGTAATGTTGTAAAGAGTTTTGTAAAAAATGATTGTTGGGATAATCTATATCGAGAAAATATGAGTTTCATAAGTGAAGAATGTAAATATATTAATGAATTCAAAAAAGATTTAGTGACCATTGAAAAACATGAATCAAAACAATGGAAAAATAAAGATGATATGATAAGTTCATATAATAATTGGAAAGATAAATGGAAGTAAAAAGATATTCAGAAAACCCCAATGAGTATTGGCCATTAATAGAACGGTTTAGACAACAAACATTTGATGAGGGTAATCGTAGTTTAAGTTACGATAAGTATGACCCCGATAATAAAAATATAGAAACATGGATGTGTTTTAAAGATAATAAATTAATATCAATATCAGCTGGTGAGAAGTCACACTATACAAATGACCCCGATATTGCAATTAGAATATGTCGTTATCATATATTAAAAGATTATAGGTTTAGTCATTGTGGTTTGATTATGGGAGAACATCAAATAATATGGGCAAGAAATAAAGGATTTAAGATATTATATATTACACATGACATAAAAAACAAAGCCATAAATAACCTTTATCAAAGAAGAAAACAAATGACAGATAAGGCATTTAAAGAACATATAAATGGTGAGTGGTACACAAAATTACAAGTAGAGAAGAATTTTTTATTTAAGACTGGTGATATGTTGCAATATGTTTATAGCATAAGACTACAAGAAAATTATGATTGGCAACCTAAATCAGAGTATATAATTGAGAGGAAACATAATGGACAAATTATCTAAACACAGTTTACCTACTGTAAAAGAATTAAATCTTAATATAGATTTAGATAAGTTAAGAAAAGCTACAGATGAGTTGGCTGAAAAGTTTACGGATGTGAGGTCTGCTAATCCTATGTTATGTATGAACCATGAGGAATTAGTTAAAGATGTTTATGATAACTTTGAACAAATCAACTTAACTACACCTAGTGAAATATTACCTCATACCACTAGCATTAAAGAAAGATTGAAAAGAAGAGAAGAGCATTTATATAATGTGCCTACAGATGATTATAAAGGTAGTTATTTTGAGGAGATTGTCACCCAATGTAAATCGCCAGCAAGTAGAATTAGAATTACAAAATTAGCACCAGGTAAAATGATACCGTGGCATGTTGATTATGATGTATCGTATGGTGTAAGAGTTATTGTTCCTATCTATGGTGACAATAATGTTATTAATCTATTTAAAAGAAATAATAAAATAGAAGCTTACAATCTTAAAAACGGAGTTGCCAATTTCTTAAATATAGGTTATACTCACGGTGTCGTGTCTATGAGTAAAAAGGCTAGGTTAGCTTTGATGTTTACTTTAGATGGCACTAAAGATATTCTGTAAATATACTCAACCCTAATTTTTTACCTTTAAAGTTACTACCACAATGCAATCTTACACAATCAAAAACAATTGCATTACCAGGTCGCCATGCGTGAGCGGAGTTAAAACTTAAACCTTTCAACCATTTATCTTCTAAATGAGTTAGATACTTTTCCTTCATTATAGTATCAAATGGTATATTTGATTTGCCTACAACATTTTCATAATCATATACAATAGTGTTGTAAAAGGTTTCTATATTTTTTTCACCATTAAAAAACTTACTAGGTCCGTCAAGATACACTTGGTCAAAAAAACACAAATATGGTTTTTCTTTTGTGTCATACTCTAGGGGTATATTAAAGGCTTTATATGTTAGTGGTAAACTATGTTTATCGTCATTGTGTATGATATGTGGTTGTTTGACTTCAAAAAACATACCAGACATTACTTTACTATTAGGATAAAGTTTAGATATTTTATCTATAATTTTGTTTAGTGTTGGCGAATCATAATGTTTTATATCAGAGGTTATAGGTCCTGTATTTTTGTAAACTTTATTAATATTACCATAGTATTCCATACTTAATGTTTCTATATCTTCTTTTGATATAAAATTTTCTATATAGTATGTTTCTTCTAAATTTGATAATATGAAATCTTTATGTTCTTGTGACCTAGTGGGCATGTTGTAAATTAGCAATTAAAGCGGTTACATTCTCCGAAGTGAATGGTACATTAATAATTAAATGTGTACTGTTTTTAGACCAACTCATAGTTCTATGTACTCTTTTTGTATTTACATAATATGGTCTGCCATGTTCAATTAACATTTTTTCATGGCCGTGTATCCAATCGAATTGCATAGGACCACAATCTTGCAAAAACACAGCTATTCTAAATGAATCTCTAGGCATAGTCGGGTGGTCTCTATGTGGATGAAAGTAAGCGCCCTCGCCACATTTTACTAAAAAGGTTCTGCCTAAAGTAGGAAACATATTTAAAAGTGGGTGTAAACATTCTAACTTACTATAAACTTTAGTAGGCACATTAAACTCTGCCTCATTAACATATCTGTCCGCTTCTACACACGCTTGTGCTAAACTAGGATTGTCTTGATGAGTTTTACCTGGTAAATTTAAAAGAGATAGTGCTTTACGATTATTAATTTTATCGGTTCTAGGTAAATAATCTACCCAATCGTTTTCAAATTCTTTAATTTGTTTTGAGTATTGACCACAATTAACTTTTACCTTTAGGCCTTCCCAATCACCTAAACTTAACAACGCTACCTCATTTGCTAGAGTTTCACAATCTACTTCTTTTGCGTTAAATTTTACTGACTGACCACTTACACCTGGTTTCACTATTACATTATCTGTCATAATATTCTCCTATACTATTATTTATGCGTTCACCTTGTACACCATTTCCTAGGTCATATCCCATTTCTACACCATCTTTGAATACTTTTCTAGTAGGTTCGGTATCAATTTTGTCAGCATATCCTAAACCTAATAACATATGTACATGAGTTTCGCTTATTTTTTGTCCTAACTCTCTTGATTCTAAACAACCATTAAAACCTGTATTTAAACCTATATCTTCAGCTGCCAGTAATGCAGTTGTTGAGCTGACCATAATATCTTCTATGACTTCTAAATCATTTTTTTCGGAAGCCCACGCTAAGACAATAGGTGCTAACACTTGTCCATTGTATCTTCTTAAACCGGCACCTTTAGCACCTCTAATTTTATTTAAACAATATGTGTGTTCCCAATATAACCAATCTTTTATTTGTTTACATTTTTCGGTTTCATCAAATATCAAAACTTTGTAATTGTATTTTAGCTGTTTTGAAGGAGACCTATATATACAGTCTAATACATAATCAAGTTTATGCTGTTCTACTTCTTTTTTCGACCACCATTTTGTAGTGTTACGGAGTTTTAATAACGATTTTACAGACATACACTTATTTATCTTGTATAAATATATAAATAATAGGAGATAATTATGAATACAGTAATGATTGACGGCAAAGAATTTGATGTCGCAAAATTGAGTCCAGAATTACAAAATTACCTAGTAGTAAGACAAGAAATTCAGGCCTCTAAAGTAAGACACAATCTTGAGCTAGAAAAAATTGAAGTATTAACAACACACTACAATAAAAAAATTGCAGAGTTAGTAAAAAAAGAAGTACCAGAAGAGAAAAAATAGATGGCCGCAATAGCAAACTTAACACTAGACCAAGGCGCAACATTCAATTCGGATGTTACCGTTAAGGACGCAAATGGAAACGCCTTTAATCTAACAGGTTATACAGCGACCGCTAAGATGGCTAAGGGTTATTCATCTACACGAACAAGAACAGTCATTACAGCTACTGTTAGTGGTGACCCTACAACAGGAATAGTTACATTATCATTGACTGCTGATGAAACGGCAGCTTTAGATGGTGAAAGATATCTCTACGACCTAGAGATTTTACAGACTTCTACTAGTACAGTAACTAGAGTAATCGAAGGTATTATCACAGTAAGACCTCAAGTATCTATTTAATTCACAATTTTTTTATTATAAATATAGACAGGAGAGAATTAAATGGCAGATGTCACAGCTACTGTAGGACAAAGTAATAGTACAACAGCAAATATTGGTGTCAATACAGCTTCAGGTCCACAAACGGTATCTGTTTCCTTACCGTCAGCTCAGGCTGCTCAAAATAGTTCTCTACAATTAAAACTGCTCGGTGATGTTGATACCACT